TCGGTCATTGTTGATAATCCGGATGTGTTTGCGCCCGCTGAGGTCGGACGCCATGAGAGTTAAGCAGTACAAGGGCACAGTCTACGGCGCTGAACTGACCGCCAAAGAGCGGCGCGCCATGAACATTGAGATCAACCGGCAAATCGTGGAGGCTGACCGTAAATACCTGAACAACGTTGACGCCATGATCCTTTATTTCCTGCATAAGCACCTTGGCTTCGGGAAAAAGCGGCTCCGGCGCGCGTGGGAACAGTTTACGGTCATCAACGATGATCTGGTCAACTACTACGAAATGCCCGACGACGACGCATGGCTTGCGGATCGCAAGCTGAAAGAGATCGGCGTTGACGTCGCGGCATGGAACGACGAAAAGAAGGAGGCGGCTACACAGTGAGCTATGATGTGAGCTTCAAGGCCAAACTTGAAGGTGCGGATCAGTGGGTGTACGTCGGCGACGACTGGATCAACCACACGTCCAACACCGCCGCCATGATTAAAGAGGTGTGCGGCTCTTACCCCTCTGAGTGGAACGGCAAACGCTGTGCCGATATGTACCCCGTGCTCATGCAGGGCGCGTCCCTGCTGGTTCGGTATCCGCAGCGCTACCGGCAGTTCGAGCCGGACAACCACTGGGGCACCGTGGGAACCACAGCGGAATTCCTTATGAAGATTGCGGACAACTGCGATAAGTTCCCGACCGCCGTAATCGAAGTCGATTGTTAGGAGGTCTGTATGGCAAACTACCCCAAGAGGAACAGCGAGGGCTACTACGACCCCACAGCGTATGAGGGCGTGAAATCTATTGTCCGTGAAGAAAACGCGCTGGATGGCCGCGTGAGCGACCTCGTGAAGGTTCTTAAATTCATCATCCGCAACTGCGGCTTTGAGCTTGTCGGCCGCATCGAAATCAAAGATGTCAAGACCGGGAGGGTGTTCAAATGAGTGACATGACGAAGGCCGAGCTTGAAGCTGAACTCAGGCAGGCACGGGACAAAATCTGCTATTGCGAGTGCAAGAACAAGGAGCTTCAGGAGCGCCTGAGCGCGATTGTGGCACCCGTCCAGTGCGACACCTACGCCGAGGCTGTCAGGGCCTACGGCAAGCAATCGCAGCTTGTGATGGCTATGGAAGAAATGTCCGAGCTGACCAAGGAGCTGTCGAAGAATCTTCGCGGTGCGGATAACGCTAAGGCACTGGCCGAGGAGATCGCCGACGTGGAAATCATGCTGGAACAGCTCAAGGTCATTTTCCGCAACCGCGCTCTGGTGGACCGCATCCGTGCGGGAAAGCTGGTCCGCCTGTCTGACCGGATCACGGGAGAAGCGCGGGAATGAGCGGTGCGGAGCTACACAAGGAGGCGACACCTTCCCCGGTGACGGGGGGGGTGATCCTGAGGACAGGAGTACCTGATTATGAACTATGACAGACAAATCACCATATCCGTAGGCAACAACCGCCGTGATATGGTCTGGAAACAGACGGTGCTGACCGTCGAAGAACTCTATAAACGGCTGTCTACCCCGGTCCGTGGGACTGAAACCCTGCAAGACTATCTGCATCTGAAGAAGTCGCAGCAGGACGATCTGAAGGACGTCGGCGGCTTTGTGGGCGGCTCCCTGCTGGGGCAGCGCCGCAAGGCAAACAATGTGACCGGGCGCGACATCATCACGCTTGACTTTGATAATATCCCCGGCTGGCAGACGGAAACCATCATCGGCAAAATGGACGAGCTGGGCTTCAGCTACTGCATTTACAGCACCCGCAAGCACACGCCTGAGCGCCCGCGTCTGCGCGTCGTTGTCCCGACCGATAGAACTATGACCCCGGACGAATACGAGCCATGCGCGCGCCGTGTGGCCGCTCATGTGGGCATCGGCATGGCCGATCCGACCACCTTTGAGACGGTCCGGCTCATGTACTGGCCCTCCTGCTGCTGTGACAGTGAGTTTGTTTACAAGGCTGTAGACGCACCGCTGATCTCCGCAGACGCCCTTCTGGGTACATACGCCGACTGGCACGATCTGACGAGCTGGCCGGTGGTTCCCGGTGCTACCAGCTATCAGAAGCTGGCTATGAAGCAGGGCGACCCTGAAGAAAAGCAGGGGCTTGTGGGCGCCTTCTGCCGCACCTATAACGTGCTGGCAGCTATGGACGCCTACCTGCCCGGCATCTATGAGGCCGTGGACAACGACCCTGACCGTTATACCTATCTGGGCGGCTCCACCACGGGCGGCGCGATCATCTATGACGATGGCAAGTTCCTGTTCAGCCACCATGCGACGGACCCATGCAGCGGGCGGCTGGTCAATGCCTTTGATTTGATCCGGCTACACAAGTTCGGAGACAAGGACGACAATGCTTCGCCGGAAACGCCCGTTGCAAAGCTCCCGTCCTACAAGGCTATGTGCGATCTGGCGCTGGCCGACAAGACCGTATGCGCCACGCTCAACCGTGAGCAGCACGAACAGGCCATGAAGGAATTCGAGGGCATGGGCAACGATCCCACGCCGGAGGACGACACCGCATGGGCTGAAAAGTTGCAGCGCACGCAGGACGGCAAGATCAAGAGCACCATTGACAATGTGCTTATCATCCTTGACGGCGACCCGCTCCTGAAGGGCAAGTTCGCGCTCAATCAGTTCGCCGGGCGCGGCGAGGTGCTGGGACCGCTGCCGTGGAAGAAGGACGGCAAACGCCGCCTGTGGTCTGACACGGACAGCAACGGCCTGTACTGGTACATGGAACGCTTCTGGGGTATCTCCGGACGCGGCAACATTGACAGCGCCCTTGACATCCACGCCTCGCAGCACGCCTTCAACGAGGTCCGCGAGTATATCGAGCGCCTGACATGGGACGGCGTGCCCCGGCTGGACACGCTGTTCATTGACTACCTCGGTGCCAAAGACACCGCCTATAACCGCGCTGTGTGCCGCAAGAGCTTCACCGCAGCCGTTACCCGTGCCATGACCCCCGGCTATAAGTACGACAACATGGTCATCCTCGCCGGGCCGCAGGGCATCGGGAAAAGTACCCTTCTGGATAAAATGTCCCGTGGCTGGTTCAACGACAGCATCCGCACCTTCGAGGGCAAGGACGCATCAGAGCTGCTTCAGGGCGTGTGGCTGGTGGAGGTGTCAGAGCTGGACGCATTCCGCAAGACCGACGTCGCCCGCATCAAGCAGTTCCTCTCCCTGCGTGCTGACCGCTACCGCGCAGCGTATGGCCGTCACGTCTCGGAGCTGCCCCGGCAGTGCGTGTTCTTTGGCTCCACCAATACGACGGACTTCCTTCAGGACACGACCGGCAACCGACGTTTCTGGCCCGTGGACGTGGGCGAGCAGTCGCACACCAAAACCGTGTGGCGTGATCTGACCGACGACGTTATTGACCAACTATGGGCGGAGGCAAAGGCCCGCTGGCAGGCGGGCGAATCGCTGTACCTCTCCGGTGACGTGGAGCAGGAGGCGAAGATCAAGCAGGAGGAACACCGCGAGGTGTCCGTCCGTGAGGGCATGATCGAGGAGTTCGTCGAAAAGCGGGTGCCGGTGGACTGGGCGAAATGGCCGCTTGACAGGCGGCGGGATTACTGGTGCGGAGCTACACGGACACCGGATGGGCAGGAGCTTGAGCTTGTGGACCGTGACCGTATTTCAGCCGTGGAAATCTGGTGCGAGCGCCTGAACGGAAATATCCGTGACATGAAGCCTGCTGACACACGGGAAATCAACGCCATTCTGGCAAAGATGGACGGCTGGAAGCGGAACAATAACCCTCTCCGTTTTGGTCCTTACGGTCAGCAGCGAGGCTTTGCCCGTGTCCGTCGCCGGTAACGAAATAGGCGTTACAAACGGGGTGTTACAAGCGGAAACGGCGTCGAAGCTGTAACACCTATGCCGTTACAGAAATTTTTTGTGTAACCCCTGTTGTAACACCATCTGTAACCCCGAAAAGCCCGTATTTCAAAGGCTTTTCGGCTTGGTGTTACAATGTTACATACTTTTCCTATTGAATACTTGTAATAAAGGGCGCACGGGTGTTATACGCCATAGCGCCTATACGCAC